GCAATAAAGTTAAAAGCTTTGTCAGCAGTTGTTTTAGATCTAGGATCTATCTCAACTTGTTGATCTGCAACTTTAACTTCTTTTATTTTGTCTAGTTTTTGCATTTATGCTCCTTTTTTGACTCCTTTTATAACACCTTTGTTCTTAGATGCATAGAATATCTTTTCGCCCCTCTTTTTACCGTACTGTTTCTTCATGGATTTCATGATTTTTTTGCCTTTTTTGTTCAATGGCATTAATCATCCTCCATCATAACTTGAGCTTGTTGTATTCCTGACTTAGCAAGGCTAACTCCAGCTCTTAATTTTGATAAATCTTCGTTTTGTTCTAGTTTATCTTCAAAATTTTCACGTTGTTGCATCAATCTTGCTCTTGCAAGTTCAACTTGTGCTTGGTCGTTGTCTCTTTTTCTCTCATTTTCCATCGCACGTAGGTCAACTTCTCTAGATTTTAGTTTTAGAAGTGGGTCAGAGTCGAATTGTGACGTAATTTTCTTCTCTTCCTTCATGAAATCTTCTGTCATTTCTGCAACCAACACTGCTTTTCTAGCTTCAACAGCTTGAGAGATCTGTTGTAGCTGTTGTGCAGCGTTTGGATCTGTTGCTGCCATCTGTTGTAGCATTTGTAACTGCATTATTTGCTCTCTAAATTCTAATTGTACTTGTTCTTGTGCCATCAAACTAATGTGTTCTAAAATATTTTTTTGTATCGCTGCCATGATTGCAGGGTTATTTCTAACCATGTTAGTTGCCATAAAATTTAAGTGAGCTGTAACGTGTGCTCTGTGATCTTGACCAGGAAATGCTTGAAAAGGTTTGCCACCTAAAGCATTAATGTGTTCTACACTTGGATCCATTGGAGCCATAGGTGCAGGAGGTGGTAATATTTGATCTATATTTTTAACACCGATTGCTTCGTACATTTTTCTGTAAGCAGAATATAAATTATGTATTTGTGGATTTGATTGCGCAAGTTGTAATTCTGTTTGTGCCATAGATATTCTTTGCGCCATTGAGAATATGTTTGGATCTGCAACTGGTATGATGTCTATTCTATCGTCAAAGTCTACTTGTTTAATGTTCCGTGCTCCACCGACCACGTCGTATGGATATTCTGGTGGTAGATATTGTGAAACTACTTTTGTATAATAATTTAAATTCTTTTTTCATTCCTGCATACAATCTTTTGTGTATTGCAGACATGACCCGTGATCCACGTTCCAATAATGCTATCGTTGTTCCAACAGCCGCTTGTTGATTACCATCGCCCACTTGCATNTCAGCAATAGCCGCGAACCTTTGACCAGCTGTCACAACAATACCCATCAATTGTAATAGTGTTTGTGACGGTTCTTTGTATGGTAATGGAAAGAATGCTTCTCTCAAGTTACCACCTGGTGCGTCCACATCTTTGAACTCACCAGGTTGTATAGGTGATGCTTCGTCTCGGACTCTCACTCCTCTTTGTTTAAATCCTGCAGGCAAATTAGATAGGGTACCTGCATCTAATAATTGACGTAAAGCAGATGTTGCTGTTCTACTTAATCCACCAATCATATGAATCAAACCGAAGCCGTAAAATCCAAGTCCTGGAAGAAATTTAAAGTGAACGAAATATTGGATTTTACTTTTCTTTAGATCATCAGGATTATAGTTTCTTCTAATAGATAAAATTTTTCTACTAGCCTCTTCTACGGTTACTATGTAAGGGAGCTTAATTCCTGTAGGTTCACCTTCAGAATCTACTTCTTCAAATCCCTCAAGATCTAAATTTACGTGACACTCTAAAATATTATACATTGGTTCTTGTTTACCAGTTTTTTTAGTGCCTTCTAATTCTCGTTCTTTTTTCTCTAAATCATTATTTGTATCTGGTCCTGGTGGGCCAAGTTCTATNTCAGAATAAAAACCATTTACTTGTTGTTTACGTAAATCGTTTTCTGAAATTTTTATTGTGTGTATAATTGCTTCTGCATCGTCCAAAGAGTTTGCAGTATATGGTACAATTAAATCTTCTGCTGGTACAAATTTAGAAACAGCTCTTCCTAATAATTGATCGTAATAAACTTTTTTAAATGTTGAACCTGCAAGTGGTAAATGAAATAACATAGAATCAAACTCTGGCTCGTACTCTTGCATTTGATCCATCAATAAATAATTCATGTAATCTTTTACACGTTGCGATTGTTGTTCTACAGGTGGACTTGTAATACCAATAATCTGTGTGCTAACTGGTCCCTCTGCTGGTAATAATTCTTTGTAAGCTTGTGCTTGAAACTGTGTGACTGCTTCTGCTAATACTGGGTGAGTTGCGCCAGATGCTCCTTGAAACGGTTCCGTTCTGTTTTCGTATTTAAATCCTAAAAGATCTAAACCTTGAATGTATCCTTGCTCCCAGTCTTTTCTGGAAGTTTTNTAATCCATATANTTTTGCACCATCTCACTACCAAGTGGATCTAAAATATCTTCTGGTAAAATATCTGCTAAGTTATCAAAATGGTTCTCAGTTCCTGNGACGTTGATTGCACCAGGTTCAAAGTTTAATGTTGCACCACCATCTTCTTCTGGTATCACCTCTACAGGTGGTTTTTCTACAATCTCTTCTTCTTTGATATCAACTTCCTCAGAAGGTATTTCCAGTTCGGTTCTCACCTGATTTGGAAGTGACTTGTCTATTTCTGCCATTTAAATTTCTCCAACCTTACGTCTTAACCTGTTTTAACGGAACATTCAACCCTTGTGGATTGGGACCTCTCTTTGGCGGTGGTCCAGATTTTACACCTCCTGATCCAAGTGGCTTGTCTATCATGCCACCGTCTTTTTTACCTTCTTGAAACATTTCTGTCAAAACCAGCTGTATCGCTGCCATCTCTGACATATTACCAGCCATTTCACTGACACGTCTTTCAAACTCTTTCTTTTTCCCTGGGCTAAAATTTTTTGAAAATTTATCTGTTAATGACGACATTAGTAATAAGTCCTTTTCTTTTTTTCTTTGATCTCTTCCACATAGTCTTCTGGGTGATCTATTAGTCCACCCTGTCTAAATCTCATGATCGCTTGTGTGGTTGAGTCAACCAAATCATCGTGATCTCCATACGGAAAGGAAGCGCACTCTTCAATCACTTCGTGAGCAAACTCTTCGTCAGGAGCCCATATCATACCAGATTCAAATAAAGGTGCAACAGCATTTACACGAGTATGCTTATCATTTCCACGATTGGGTGAAAAATTAGTTACGGGTATATCCATCTTTCTCAGCTCGTGAGTTAATGGCAGTCCGCTTGCTTTGGACTCAATGATAACTGTTTCAGGCTGCCAATATTTATACTGCTCCAGTGCCACTCGTCTTAACTCAGGAAACTCATACCGTCCTTTGACTGCATCTAACAACATAAGATTTGCTCCAGAGTCTTCGTTAGGGTACCAAACACCCCAAGTGGTAATAGCAGAATAATCTGATGTTTCTTTTTTCGTGAAGGCTGTATCGTAGGATTGTATGACATGATAAATAGTTGGCATATAATCTTCTTGCCATTTATTCCACCACTCACGTTTTAATATTGCACCTTCCTCACTAGTTGGATTCTGCATCCACTGCGCATTCCATTTTGCAGTCGGCAAAACAGCTTTTACTTTTTCAAGTTCACCTGGGTCCCAATATTCAGGCCACACTGGTTTGTTATCTATGATTGCTGGAAATTCGACCACGTGCCATTGGTCTGCTTTTGCTTCTGTCTGTGATGCAATTAATTTTGCTGTTAAATCTTTTGTAGACCATCTTGTCATTACAACTACAATTTTACCACCAGGTTGCAAACGTTGACGAGCACCTGATGTATACCACTCGTATGCCTTTTCTAAAAGGTCCTTGGACATTGCATCTTGCTCAGAGTGTGGATCGTCAATAATTAATAGATCAGCGCCACGACCTGTTATTGCTCCACCAACACCAGCTGCAAAATACTCGCCCCCTTGTTTTGTTTCCCAACGTCCTGCAGCTTTAGAATCTTCTTGAAGTTTTGTTTTAAATAATTCTTGATATTCTTTTGAGTCGATTAAATTTTTCGCCTTACGACCAAAACGAATTGCTAGTTCTGCTGTGTGAGTTGCCTGAATGATTTTGAGTTTTGGATCAAGGCCCACCATCCACGCAGGTAACAAACACGATGCAAATTCTGATGTGGTATGTCTGGGTGGCATATTAATAATTAATCTATTTATTTCACCCGACGCCAGTTGATTAAACTTGTCTGCAATGTGCCTGTGGTGGGACCCCTCTACAAAGTCTCGCCAAACATATTTTACAAAATTTAAAAAATCACTTTGAACACCTTCTTTGATGTCCTCTCTTTTTCGCAAGAGTTTTTTTAATTTGTATTCGTGTTGAATCTTTGCGGGTAACTTATTTTCATCTATTTTAATAGTTTCTTTCATATGGTACCAAAAGTATTTTTAGCCCCTACGGCCGTGTAAATCAAGCATATATATACATACATTAGGATCCCTATCTATAAAAAAGGGGGTATGGGGGCTTCGCCACTTTCGATTTTTGGTGTGCCGTTGGGACCTCTATAAGATTAATGGACCACGCCACACGGGTCACGGCTCAGCACAAACAAAAAACCCCGCTAAGATTTTCTTAGCGGGGTCAAGGGAGTACTAAACTTGTATTGATTATTTATTTTTTATGAACTCAATCTTTTTAATGCCCATTCCATTTTTATAAGGTATGACCTTATATGGTGTTGGACTTTCAAGCCCTGTCTTAATAGCTTGCTCAATGTAGGTTTTCCAGCAATGAGCGGGATTTTTTTCTTTTTTCATATTGTCCTCGCTTTCAGTATTGACAATATCAAAATTTAATATAATGTCAAGGATAATCAAGGACGGTAAAATATGACAATAGAAGCGATAGAGAAAATAGGCAACGAAGCGCAAAAGCGCAACGAAACCGAATTTAAAAGAAATAAAAAGAATATCAATTTTTCTTTACGTGGTCGTAATAAATATTATTACGCTTACCAATGCGCTTTGTTTACTCAAATTGTAAGTAAACACGGTTTTGGTCATATAACGGCTGATATGATTAAAAAAGATGGAATATGCTTTAATCAATATTCAATCAATAATGGTTATAATCAATATTGCCGAGATATGAAGCGTTTTAATAGTAAGGAAGAATTACTAGGTTTTGTAATTGGGTATAACGAAGCTATAAATCATAATTTTGCTGAAATTTTAGGTTATAGTTATTACGATTACGAAACCAAAAATTAAAAATTCCCTGAGCCGTGAGCATTGGTTCACGGCTCATTGTTTGGGGGTCACTAGTTGAAATAATATAGCGCTCTCGCGACGGCGGGGCTAGTGACCCTCTAATAATTAGGAATTTTATTTTTATTTTATTTTTCAAGGCACAAGCTAGAATTTTCATTTAATAACGCACAAGCGGTCAATGATCCATGAACAACGGACAAGCGATCAAAAAGTTTGGGACGTGGCGCACGGCTCACGGGTTTTTGCAAGTATCACGGACGAGACACGGGGTCAAAATTAAGAAAAATTATATTTTATGCGGTTTTTTTATTCCGTGATAGTGGTAGTATTAAAGGCAATTTTGACAATATCTTTTATCAAAATTAGACCTAAAATCACCCCGTATATATTCACCGCAACAACGGCAATTAGAAAAATAATCAGTTTTTTTGCTATTATCTTTTTTCTTACGGGGTTTTTTTAGTTCTTTTTTAGGTTGAATATTAGATAACATACTAAATAACCGCCTATTATTAATATTAAGTCAAATAACATAATTACATTTTATCTAAATAAGGGTCGGCAAATTGTTCGTTGTTTTTTATATCCTGCTTAACCTTATTAATAGAACCTTCAATCAATGTTTTTATCTTAATATAACTTGTAAAATCAAGATTATTTTTCATTGTGTTTATTTCATTCAATAAGTCTCTTAATGCAAATAAACGCCCATAACGCTTAGATGACATACCGCTATCTTGAATTGATTTAGCAACCTCTAAAAACATATC